GTCTCACGCGAGATTTCGCAGGTTGGGATATGGGGGGGTGGCTAAGATTAAAGTGATAAAAAAGCGCGTTGAGGAATTGATTCCATACTCCAGAAATTCCAGGACGCACAGCGACGCGCAGGTCGCGCAGATAGCAGCATCTATACGCGAGTTTGGTTTTATGAATCCCGTCTTGGTTGACGCGGAAAACAACATCATCGCCGGGCATGGGCGCGTGCTGGCAGCCCGAAAGCTCGGTCTTGAGGAAGTGCCGTGTGTGCTCCACGATCACCTGACGGAGACGCAGCGCAAGGCGTACATTCTCGCTGATAACAGACTCGCTCTTAATGCCGGATGGGATGACGAGCTTCTAAAACTCGAGTTGCAGGAGCTAAATGCCGATGGGGTTGATTTGGAAAAGCTCGGGTTTATTTTGGAGGATTTTTGCGACTACATTGGACACGATGGAGATGAAAAATCTGGAGCGTCTCCATGGGAGAGGATGAGCGGCGAGGGTGTGAATGGTGTTGTTTTTTCCTTCGGATCGATCACGGCTAAGCTTAGTGATGAAGTTTATGCTGAGTTTGAAGCCCGCGTCCCAGAACAAGGGGTGGCGGAATGGATCGAGGCGATGATCGTCAATGCGTTACGCGATTCTTGATTCCTGCTTTCCGGAGAGCAGTCAGCGGTCACGGGGGATGGGGGCAAAATACCTTGCCTGGGAGATGAGGCGACGCGGTATTGGCGAGAGTGCAGTACGGGACGCGGACGTAATATTGGTTACCTGTGTTTCTCCAATAGACGCTGAATATGTGGCCAGGATACGGAAGAAATACCCAAAAAAGGTGATTATCTGCGGCGGTGCCGCTGGTACCAGTCCCTATTCGCTGGGTTTGCATTGCGACGGCGTTTGCGTTGGTGACGGTCAAAGGTTTTTGGACACATTGTTTTCCAGCGGGGTAAAGGCCGCGCTTGACCTCCCCAATGCATGGGTGCACAAACAGGCAAAATCCGTGATTGTGGATAGTGATTTCCCCTGGAAGTTGCCACCCATCAAGTGCGAGGATGGTGCTATCAGAATATGGTGTGGCAGGGGGTGCAAAAACAAATGTGCGTTTTGTCAGACCGGATGGGGGCAGGAATATCGAGAAAATCCGGATGGATCTAGCGTAATAAGGCTGGCGGCCGCCCTCTCAGGCAAGGGCAACAAAATAGCCTATCTGAGCAACGACATCGCCCAGCACTCGTTTTACAAGCAACTGCCACACGTTGAGCATGGAAGTTATTCCGTCAAATACCTCAAGCAACACGGGCTCCCTCCGGCGAGGCAGATTCGGCTCGGGATAGAAGGAGTGTCGTCACGTCTTCGAAGCCTTGTAAATAAGCCCATCAGTCATGACGACCTGCTCGGGTGCACTTCATGGTTAAACAAGAATGGGAAGGGTGTGCGGTGGTTTTTGATCGCTGGGCTCCCGGGTGAGACTGAAAACGATTGGGAGGAATTAAAAACTGTCGTCATGGACTGGAAGAGACACGTGTCCAAGGGGGTCTTGGCACTAAGTTTCACCGCATGGTGTCCCGACCCGGCAACGCCGATTGCCCCCATGCCGCTCGATGATCGATACTGGGAATGGTTTGCAGCGTTTCGGGAGTGGTTTTTTTCTGGCAAGGGGTGGAGCAATAGATTAAAACTAATGTCACCTCAACAGCCGCCATCTCGTTTAAAAAAAGCTATGTTTTCTATGGGGCTTGGCGAAAGAGAGTTGCGCACAGGCGGTAGCTGGGGGCCAAACGACAGAGTAGATTACCCGTATAAAGCAGGGGCGAAGAAGATGTATGAAAAAATGCTGGCGCAAATGGGGTAGGAGGTGATTTTTGTGGCAGGGCCGCCAAAAAAACCAACGAAACTAAGGATCTTGGAAGGGAACCCATCAAAGCGTCCTCTCCCAAAAAATGAACCGGAGCCAGACCCGTCTATCCCGGAATGTCCTGACTGGTTGCTGGACGATGCGAAGCAGGAATGGGCGCGCGTGGCGCCTGAGCTTAACCGGCTCGGCCTTCTGACGATGGTTGATCGGACCGCTCTTGCGGCGTATTGCCAGAGTTATGCGAAGTGGAAACAATCCGAGGAATTCATAAAAAAATACGGGACCACCTTCAGGATGGTCAAAACCGACAACGACGGGAGAAAGTTTGTATACAGCCAGCAGCATGCCGAGGTTGGAATCGCCAACCAGTGTCTGAAACAGATCCGGGCTTTTTGCGCCGAGTTTGGCTTGACGCCGGCGAGCAGGGCCCGTTTGGAACTCCCTTCGGAAGTGGTGTTTGATGAATTTGAGCAAAAACTTAAAAAACGAATGGGCTGATCCGAGGTGTTCAGCAGAAAAAAGGCCGACTGGGCCGTGGAATTTATTTCTCGGCTCAGGTTCACGAAAGGGGAGTGGGCAGGCTACCCGTTCCAACTGCAGAAATGGCAGAAAAAATTCATCCGGGAACTCTTCGGGCGAGTCCGGCCAAAAGATGGGCTGCGGCAATACCGGACAGCATACCTTGAGGTGCCAAGGAAAAACGGCAAAACGGAGCTTGCGGCCGCCTTGGCCCTCTTTCTTTTGGTCGCGGACGAGGAGCCAGGTGCTGAAATATATTCAGCCGCAGCGGACAGGGATCAGGCATCACTCGTTTTCAACGCCGCGGCGACGATGGTCCGGTCGGATCCGGTTTTGCGGCAGCATCTTAGAATACTGGACTCCACCAAGCGGATTGTTTGCTATGAGACCAACAGCTTCTACCACGCAATCAGCGCCGAGGCATACAGCAAACACGGTTTCAACGCCCACGCCGTCATTTATGACGAACTTCATGTCGCACGTAACAGGGAACTATGGGACGTTTTACAGACATCGATGGGAGCGAGGAGACAGCCGCTCATGCTTGCGATAACCACGGCAGGTTACGACCGAAACAGCATCTGCTGGGAGCAGCACGAGTACGCTGAAAAAATAATTGCCGGGATGGTGGAGGACGAGACGTTTTTGCCGGTAATTTATTCGGCCGATCCGGAGGAAGACTGGACGAGTGAGAAGACTTGGAAAAAGGCGAACCCGAACTTGGGTGTTTCGGTAAAACTAGAGTTTCTGCGACAGGAATGCAAAAAGGCGCTCGAGATCCCGGCATACCAAAACACCTTTCGGCGCCTGTACCTGAACCAGTGGACCACACAGGAAACGCGGTGGCTTGACATGAAAAAGTGGGATGCGTGCGGTAGCGAGCCGGTAATACCAGAAGGGGCTCCATGTTATTTGGGACTCGACCTGTCGAGCACGGTCGATATCACGAGCGCATCACTCTTTTGCCCGGAAACTGGAGCGATCCTCAACTGGTCGTGGATCCCGAAAGAGAACATGCTCGCGAGAGAACGTCGTGACCGTGTCCCGTTCTCCCAGTGGGAGCGCGAAGGGTGGATCACCGCAACGCCGGGGAATGCGATCGATTACGGCTTCATACGCAGGAAAATCAATGACATTAAGGCGGAATACCCGGGCCTTCAGGTCATCGGATACGACCCGTGGAACGCCACGCAGCTCGCGATACAACTCGAACAGGAGGACGGGATGGCTGTCATACCGATCCGGCAGGGGTATCAGACGCTGTCACCGGCATGCAAGGAGCTTGAACGACGGGTGCTTGAGGGGTCCTTATGTCATGGTGGCAATCCGGTATTGCGTTGGGCGACGGATAATGTAGTTATAGCGCCTGACGCAAACGACAACATCCGGCCGGTAAAAAACAAGGCGACCGAACGAATTGACCCGACGGTGAGTCTGATAATCGCCATCGCGGCGTGGCAGCAGACCGAGGACCCGCAGGAATCGGTATATGAAACCAGAGGCGTGATCGCCCTGTAAGGAGGTGCGGTTTTGGGAGTACTACAACGGATTAAGCGGCGAATAAACGCATTGCGCGGCAAACGAGCTTCTCCACAGGGCGGTATAGCCAATCCGCCTCAATGGCTTACCGATTTTCTCAGCGGCGGGAACCTGTCCTCGTCGGGATTGCACATCACAGAAGACGACATGCTTAAGGTTTCAGCAGTCTATGCCTGCGTTAACCTCATTTCCAACACTCTCGCATCGCTTCCGCTTCCCACATATCGTCGAAAGGACCCCCGAGGAAAAGAACGTGCACGAGACCATTACCTTTACGACGTTCTCCAGTACGAGCCTAACCCGGAGATGACCGGCTTTGATTTCCGGAAAGTGATGCAAGGGCAGCTGGAGCTTTTCGGGAACGCTTATGCTGATATAGTCTATGACGGAGCCGG